AGACTGTGGACTTGCTTGAACGACAAATAGCATTCAAGACGAAAATTTAGCAAGATGACTTTGAGTATTGAGCAATCAAATAATCGTCAAATGAAATCGGCGCTGCTGGCCTCTATTGAATTGATCGGCATCGGCCTGATGGGGTACGGCGCATGGCTTTGTTATGAGCCTGCTGGTTACGTGCTAGTGGGTTTTCTTTTATGGTTCGAGGTGAATCAAAATGTTTTCACAGTTAATCGAGAAGCGAGAACTATCGACGATAGGTGACGCATCGGCGTTCGCTCGCTGGCTGATCGACAACACAGGCGGCGATACTTCCTCTGGGGTCAATGTCTCAGAAGGGACAGCGTTACAGCTAACCTATGTTTACGCTTGCATCAATGTTTTAAGTCAAACATTGGCGCATGTTCCTTTGGAGCTTTTGAAGGAAGAATCAAAAGGGCCGAAGCGAGCGACAAACCATTATTTGTGGGGAGTCATCAGCAATCCGTTTTCAGAGTGCAGCGATTATCTTTGGAAAGAAACGCTAGAGTCACATAGGAATGGATGGGGAAACGGTTTCGCTTTGATTCGCCGCGATGGTGCAATGGTTCAAGATTTGCCGTTGCTTTATCCAGACAGGACGCAAGCTCACAGACTGCTGAATGACAGTTCGATTGTTTACATCACAGAAAGGGAAGGCAAGAAACTTCAAATACCTGCTGCTGACGTTCTTCATTTTTCCGGCATGGGATTCGATGGGCTGACAGGTTATTCGCCAATTCATCAAGCGCGTGAAGCAATTGGCTTAGGCTTGTCCATTCACAAGTATGGCGGGTCATTCTTTGGCAAGGGCGGAACACCGAAGGGCGTGATTGAGTCAGAGGTTCCAGCTAATTCGCTTGGTCAGTTTGCTGACGAGTTCAGAAAGAACTATGGCAGTCTGGATCAGGCTAATGGAACACCCGTACTGCCGAAGGGTTTGAGTTATAAGCCGCTGTCGGTAAACCCTGACGATGCGCAAACGCTGGAAACTCTTAAGTTCAACCGAACAGAAATTGCGGGGCTGTACCGAGTACCACCGCAGTTCATCATGGATTTGGAACGCTCCACGTTTACGAATGCCTCAGAAATGGATTTGCACTTCGTGAAGCACACCATGATTCCGATTTACAGTCGATGGGAAGCCGAGTTGAATCGCAAGCTGTTGACCGAATCGGAGCGCAGGCGAGGCTATCACTTCAAATTTAACGTCAACGGCTTGCTTCGCGGTGCTACGAAGGAACGATTTGAGGCGTACCACGTAGCGCTGCAAGATGGCTGGATCAGTCGCAACGAAGTGCGAGTAAAAGAGGATATGCCGACTGAGGCAGGGCTGGACGAGTTTCTGGTGCCTAACAATATGGTTAGGCCTAATGACGAGACTGCAAGCGAGCCGCAAGATGATGATACTGGCGAGCAGCTAACTGATGAGCAAGCGCGATTCTTACCGCTTGTTGAAATGATTTCGCAGCGTATCGCAAGCAAAGAGCGTCGATGCCTTGAGCGCTATTCGATAAGCCCGAGTAAGCTGGCTGATCTGTACGTAACTGAACTGCCGGAATTTATTGCGACTACTGTCGAGCCGCTGTCAAGAGTAATGGTGGACAACCACGAAACATTTATGGACAATTTCTCAAAACAGTACATCAAGCGCCAGATGACTAAACCCGCAACGGCAGAATCGGTCACTGAAAGCGATGTGCAAAAAACCTTTTTCGAGGTGTTGAATGGACATTGAAAGACGATTCCTTGCCCAACCTGTCGAGATCAGAGCCGAGACTGATAACGAAGGTGAAAAGATTGTTGGTTATGGCGCTGTGTTTGAAAGCCGCAGCGAGAATTTAGGCGGGTTCACTGAGATCATTGAAAAAGGCGCGTTCGATAACGTGCTCGATCAAGACGTTAGAGGGCTTTTTAATCACGACCCGAATTATGTGCTCGGCAGACAATCGGCAGGAACGCTTAAACTGTCAGTTGATGAGCGCGGTTTGAAATACGAGATTGACCCGCCAGCAACAGACACAATTCGCGATCTGGTCATGGAGCCAATGAAACGCGGTGATATTTCAGGCAGTTCATTTGGTTTCATCGTTGACGATGATGAATGGACAGAGGGCGACGATGGCGCTGTGACGCGCACGATCAAATCGGTTCGCTCTTTGATGGACGTTGGGCCTGTGACTTTTCCTGCATACCCTGAAACGGGGGCCGCTATGAGATCATTAAACGAATTCAGACAAGCGATCAAAGAGGGTCGAACCCTTGACGCTGATCAGCTTGTTGCGCGCATCGAGGACTTAGAGCTTGAGGTGCGCCGCCTTCAAGAGTCGAACGCCACTTATCGGCGTTTGCTCAACATTGAAACTGCATCGGCAGACAACGACTAAACCATCACAGGGAGCATCCGACTATGGATTTGAATCAGAAACTCTCGGCCTATCGGGACGAGGAAATGGAAAAACGGTCACGCGCTGCCGATCTCGCAGATGAGCAAGCAAAGCGCGAACTGAACAGCGACGAGATTGCAGAGCTTGACGAGATTCACGGTCGAATCAAGACACTGCAAGAGCAACAGCGTTCGATTCAGTCTCAGCTTGAAATTGGCCCGTACTCGAAAGACGTCAACGAGCCGATTGGCATGAATGACAAAGAAATCCGCGAGTTCTCGCTGCTCAAGCTGCTCAAGGCACAATCGCGTGACGCTTCACAGGCTGATCGTGACGCTGCGACGCTGGAGCTTGAAGCATCACGCGCAGTCGAGCAGAAAATCGGTCAGGCAGCAACAGGCTGCTATATCCCGACAGAAATTACGGGTGATTATCGCTCAGTTAATGACCCGGTCGAAAAGCGCGATCTGTCAGCTGACGTTTTCAGTCAGGCAGGCGCGCTGGTTGGTGTTGACTTTAGACCGCAACAGCTGATCCCTCTGCTGCGTAACGCAATGGCGCTTTCCACCGCTGGCGTGACGATGCTCGATGGCCTCGTCGGCGATGTTGCGATTCCTCGTCAGACGGGTGCTGGTTCAACGACTTGGGTCAACACTGATGGCGGCGCAGTCAGCGAAACGAATCAAACGGTCGGTCAGGTAACGCTGACTCCGCGAACGCTTGGCGCATTCACTGACTACACTCGCCAGCTAAGGCTGCAAAGCTCGGTTTCTGTCGAGAACTTCATCCGTCAGGACTTGATGACAATCGTTGCTCTTGAGAAAGATCGCGCTGCGCTTCACGGTTCTGGCACAGCGGGTCAGCCTGTTGGTATCGCGAACACCACTGGCGTCGGTACTGAGACTTTCTCAACGACTGGAGGCCCGACTCGCCCTGAAGTGATCGCCATGCGATCTGATCTGGCGACTGCAAACGCTCTTGCTGGCAATCTGAACTTCATCACGAACAGCACCGTTTACGGCAACCTGCTCTCTGAGCTTGTCGATGCTGGCTCTGGTCAGTTCCTGCTGAACGAGAACACCAGCACCATGATCGGTCGCAACGTGATCGAATCGAATCAGGTCGCAGCCAATACAATTTTCTTTGGAAATTGGGCTGATCTGCTCATGGGTTCTTGGGGCGGCATGGATATCCTTATCGACCCCTATACCGCGAGCACAACTGGCACAGTTCGAGTGGTGATTTTCCATACTTGCGACGTAGCTGTGCGCAGACCCGCATCATTCACTGTTGGCTCGTAAGCGCTGACTCAACTGAGAGGAACATTAAATGTTCGAGAAAAAAGATTTTGGTAATGACAGCATCGTTATAGGCCTGATCTCGCAAACGCTTACTGCTGATGGCACTGGCGCGGCGATTGACGCAAAGGACTTTGACGCGACTGCTGTTCTGTTCAACATCGGCAATTCCGGTGACACGCTTTCCGGCTCGGTTTATATCGAGTGCGAAATTCAAGTGTCTGATGACAACAGCACTTGGACAGCAGCAGCTGATGCAGAAGTGTATAACCCTGTAACTGGCACCAACACTGGTACGGTTGCAGTGATTAACGCACCTGCTGAGGACTCGCTGCTTGTCACTGGCATTTACCGTGGTCGTGATCGCTATGTGCGGGGCGTGATTAACCTCACTGGCACCCATTCGAATGGGACGCCTTGCGGCATTACTTACGTCAAGACTCGCGACAAGTACAGCTAAACGGCTGTTGCTTTTCCACGTTGGGCGGCTTCCATTACCTCTGGTGGTTGCCGCCCTTTTTATTTGAGAGATTGAAACATGGCAAAACGAGTCAAGTTCAACATTCCTTGCTTAGTCGCTGGCGCGAAGTACGCAGCAGGTGATGAAGAAACGATCAACGACAACGATTACTCAGAGCTTTCAATGATGAGTCGGTTGGGCGTTCCTTACGTCGAACTGGTTGAGGATCACAAGAAAGAAACCGTGATCGAGCAGGCAGAGAAAGCGCCGAAGCCAAAGCGCAAAGCGAAAGCGAAGGCAAAAGCGAAACGGGAAACGGCCACTAAAGAATGAGCATTGTTCGTCAAATCAGCCGCGGGGATACGTTCAACCATCAGGTCAATCTGGTGACTGGCCCCACGTTTGAGCCTGTGACAACTCAGGAGGCTAAAGACCATCTGCGCGTTACGCATGACGATGATGACATTGAAATTGCAACCATGATCACCGCTGCTCGACTTCGGATAGAGGCGCTGTCGGGCATGAGGCTGGCGAGCCAGACTGTTGACGTCATCGCTGATAATTGGGAAGCGCTTGCAGACCCCAATCGCCGTGAAGTGCTGCGGCTTGGCATTGCGCCTGTGACGTCGATTACTTCGGTGAAGTATTACGATGGTGACGATAACGATACGACCTACAGCGCATCGAATTACTGGACTGACACCAACTCGGTGCCTGCTCGCATTCAGTGCAAGACAAGCTGGCCGACAAGTGTCAACGAGCGCATTGGTAATATCAGGATTCGCTGCGTCGTGGGCTACTCAAGCCGCAATGCGGTGCCTGCGATATTCAAGCAAGCGATCAAGCTGCTTGTCGGTCACTATTACGAGAATCGGGAGCAGGTCACTGATCTGCGTCTGATCGAAATACCGGATGGCATTTACCATCTGGTGCAAAGCCACCCTGAGTTTCATCATTATGCCACTGGTGCGCTTTAACATTATTACGAACTTCCGTGGAGTCGAGTATCGCCCCGGCGACGAGGCTGAACTGACTGAAGCGGAAATAAAAACATTTGATGGCACTGGCTCGTCCGGTATGCCTCACATCATAAGGGTGAAAGATGGCGCGACGAATGCTCAAAGCGGGGACGTTACGGCATCCGATCACGATTCAGAGTAACACGATTGGCCGTGATGCTTACGGCGGTCTGACTGAATCATGGGCGACCCATTTCACCACTCGCGCCAGCGTCAACTCAATCGGCGCCACTGAGC